TCTCGCCTTTTTTGAGTGGGTATATACGCCGGCATTGATAAGAAAATCAAGCCACTCCCAAACGTTTCCGACGATGTCAAATACTCCATTAGCCAACCCGTTATGGCTAAATGATACTGGACCGGTACCCGTGAGAATTCGAGAAATAGCCTGATTATAACTCGCATTATAAGCTGCTAGAATCGAATCCACCATGCCGGTGTTTTCGTGGACGTTGGTATCGCGATAATCGCGGCCCCACGAATTGTTTCCTCGGATGTCGTGGCCAAGAAACTTAGTCAGAAATGCGATCGTTGCCCATTCTTTCATTGTTACCAAATGGCAGGCCACGCCATTGATCTTTCGATTTGCGCACGCCTGTTTCGCATTTGGGTGTGTGATATCTGTCCAAGCAACCTTCCCCGGCAGGGAAACCGGGATGTTTGTCGTATCGTCGGCGGCAACGGTTATCCCGTCCGCACAGCCTCGACTTGCATGGGTTGCGGCCTTGTGACTGCATTGATACTTATCAACGAAAAAACCTCCAAGCTCCATATCTTGGGCCGGAAATGCCCCCGACTGCCACAGCCCCGTCGGAATTCTGAATTTCGGAATATAGACCATTTGTGTGGTTGCCCCGTCGTCAGTTTTAAAGGATACTTCGCGGGTTGCAGCATTGATTTGCTCTCGCAGCGCTTTCAGTGACAGGTCTTTAATAGCCATTATTTGATCACCTCCGGAAGTGCGTACACCGTGATTTCAACCTGGTTGAGATCCAGCGGCAATTCGATTGTTTGAGTTATGTCCCGGCCGTCTTCGTCGACTTCTCCGGTCAGCTGGTTTTGCAGCACCTTTTCCGGGATTTTTGCTTCTGCCAGCAACCAAAAATGGTCCTGTTCTTTTTCCGTCGAAAGGTCCCCAGACTCTTCCGCGTACAGCCGAAACGTTTCGCCTTGAAACCGGCTTAAATCAAGGCTTTGTGCAGGAACTCGCACGTCGTTGATGGTAAACGCGGCCACGCTCATGACCGCCGCGTTGGCAGGATCGATGGCGATCTGAATGTTTTCTTTGCTTTGGTCCTGAAATTTGATCATTTGGCAAATCCTCCTGTTGTTAATTTAACTCAAGTAATGATCTGGTATCTGGCTTGTCCGCGAAAACCGCCGGTATTATAGACGGTGAAGGCGTTGGCGGCTTTTGATACATAGACATCGCCCAAATCCCCGTTGGTGGCCGTCGCCGGCATTAGGTTGACGGTGTAGCTTGTGTGGCCGAGGGAATGGGCCACCGTCACGCCGGTCATGCCGGCAAAACTCAAATCCCCTTGAGACGTTTGGGTTTCCAGTGCGGTCAGTCGTTCGGACAGCGTCGCTTTCGATCCTCTCGCGGCAGTAATTTCGTTCTGTGCCGCCGTGAGCTGGGTTTTTAAATACTGCGTTCTGTTTGCCAGCTGTCTCGGTGCCGTGTTAACCGGTCCGTCGGGTCCTCCAAGCGCCGGATCGGTTACTTCGAGCTGACGGATAGTGCTTTCCCATTGTGCCGTTTCGGTCAATACTCCCATCGTTTAATCCTCCTTTTTATAGATAGATGTCCCAGTAGCCAGAAATTTCGATATCATCTTCTTTGCCGATTGCGCTTCGGCGGACACGCCTTGAAAAAAGCGTATTGTCGCTAAAGAACAGCCCTAATTCTCGGATCGTCACGCCATTTGCCTGGCTGCTGCCGATCATAAAATTAAACCGAACTTTTGCGCCGTCATATTCAGCGCCGCTCACCGGAATCAGCACCCGGCCGGTCAGGTTTGTGTCGGACTCCGTCGCGGCGGAATCGCTGGTTCCGACGCCAACGTTGGCAATAAACTTGCCGGCGTCGCGCCCGCCCAATAGGCCGGCAAGTCTTGCCCGACCGCCCAAAACGACAACATTGTGGTCATCGTCCACATCAATCAGATTTCCGGCACGCTTAACCTCCAAGTGGACGTGGCCGCGAACTGGCCGAAGATCCTGAAAACTCAGATTCATGCTCATTCCGCCAATTCCATCATTAACTCGTTGCGTATCGATAATGTTCAAATGTTTCACCTCCTTTCCAGAACACCGTTTTGCCGTCGAATTCCAAGTCGCCATTGAAATGGCTCTTGCAGTCTCCCAGCAACGTATACATTTTGGAACCGTCGAGGTTCCATGTTCCCGCTAAAACAACCTTGTTTCCCGCGTCTAGTAGCCAGTTTCCATTAAACCAGCGGCCAATTTTTATTTCTGTATAAACCGTAGTGCTGCCGCCGGGATGGGGGGAGAGATCCCATTCGCCGTTTAAAGCCAAATCGCCATCAAGTCGCTCGGATTGAGTTATTGCGTCCTGCATTGCCGTCGACGGGGAAATGGTTTCCAATGCCTGCAGCCGGCTGTCAGTCCACCGCTGTGCAGTCTCGATCGGCAACGTATCAAAAATCGCCGTTCCGTCGTATTGGTGATTTGCGCCAGCATTAAACAGCTTGCTGCCGTCGAATAATCCTGAAAGCGGCTGGGGGGCGGGAAGCGTTTCGGCCCTTGAGGCCGCAGTGCCATCATGCAAGCAATCGCCTTTATATATCCAGAATCCATCGAATACGGCTACGGCTTTAAAATCAAAACTGCCGTCAAGCCGCATCGGCGCGTAGGCAAAATCCTGCGCAATGCAGTCCGCCGCGATGTCCATTGTTTCTGTCGTATCCAGCGTCTCAGCGGAAGAAATTATTGTTGCAAATTCGATGTCGTCGGCGGACTCCAGCGCCGATCCGTGTGCAACGGCCGGATATTGAGCAGACAGACTGAATCCGGACAGTTGCCGGTAACCATCAAGCAAGCTGGGGAATACAGTAGGGTCCGGCAGGCTTTGCAGTCCGTCTAACTTGTGTCCGACATTCAGCAGCCATCGTCCGTCCAGCGGGTTCCCAGCTCCGTACCCCCATGCTCCGTTAAAATATTGCATCCGTGGCAACGGATAATTTTCACGCAGCAGGCATTCGTTATGCATTGTGCCTGATTCATCGACCGTAACAGATTCACTTTGCACTAATTCCGGGCGCAGCTCAGGGGATGTTTCTTGAGCGGCCAGGGCTTGGCCAAGTAAATAAGCCCCGTCCAATGGTCTACGTGAGTCATTAAGCAGCAATGTCACGGCATGGCGATCGGCTTGACCAGTCCGGGCCTCGACATACAATTCGTCCGGCGCTTCCATTGATCCCATCCGGATCTTCCTTGTCGGATGGTGCAGCGCCAAAGATATTGAACCGTCGAGCTGCCACGTAGAATTGAATGTCGCCCCCGGTTTAATCTCATCTTCCGGGCCGTCAACGGCTCCGTCAAATATTCTGCGGCCGTCGAGGTTCCAGGCGCTGTCGTAAACAGCCGGCGCAATATAATGCCAGCCGCCGTCCATGTGCCGACCGCGCCAGGTTATGCCATCCGAAAGCAGAGGCAAAAAACATCTCGCGAACGAAACGGACGCGATATTGGGAGCGTCATCAGAAAACCGGGCGCAATATTCCACAATTGCAGCCAAATGCGCCGGCTTTGCCGAATTCAACGCGGACCGCATTTCGTCGATCCAGACAAAGTCGTCAAACGGAGTTTGCACCTTGAAAGTGTAGGTTTTGGGCACTTCTACAACTTGCGCCGCTTGCGTCGGAACAAAACAGTTACAAATCGCTTCTATTCTTTCCGGCGTCATGATCTCAGTCGCCAGCAGCTTCGCCTTGACCAGTGCCCGCCGCAGGTCCAACGACGAGTTTGGCGGGGGATTGATCGCCAATTCCTTTTCCCAGAATTCAATTCCCCATTCGCCGGCGAGTGTGGCAAAAAATTGTTTTAGCGTGTCTTCAAGGGCCTGCCGCGCCGAATCGATTTCCTGCCCCTGGCTGTCCAGAACAGCCTGCATAATTCGGCTGTCCCGGTAGTACCAGGATAGGTATTCGAACATCTGCCGGCCGCGATCGCTATACATTGATCGTTACCGTCCCGGCGACCGCCACCTGATTTTCTAAAATTGGTATATTATCTTCATTCCCGTTGATCGTTAAGTTCACGTAATCCAGCACGCCTGGCTGTTCGATCAGTATGCCGCCGATGCGGGCATAACGAACCATTTCCGCCTTAAACGCCATTTCGGCCAAGTAATCGCTTAACGCCTGGTTGAATGTTTCGCGAATTTCAGCCAGCGAAACGGCGGCCTCTGTGTCCAGAAGAATCGTCGCCGAAACATTGATCGGCAGAGCTTCGGCCGGGGCAACGGTCACCGTTGCCCCGATCGGTGCCTTTCTCTCACCGCCATTTGTTGGCGCGATATAATTGCGGACACTGTCGATTAGTTCTTGGTTTGGCGGCAGCTTATCGGGTCCAAGAATAATAAGTTTCACGGTTCCGGGGCCGTTCCAGAGCGGGATCACGTGCAGGTCGGTTACTCCAGATACTTCTTGCGCCCATTGTTTGTAGTCGGCAATATTACCGCTGGTCCCCGGATACCTTACTTTTTCCAGGTATCTATCGCGCAATGTGTCGTCATCCTCTTCGTCAAGCCCTCCGGCTGTCGCTTCCGGATTTGTAACGGTCTTTATATTCGCGTTGGATGTCATTAAAACGACGATTTTCCCGGCGGGCACATTCCCCGCGACGCCGGCTTCCGCCGCCTCTACAGCCACGGTTCCATTCCCGGAATCGTTTAGCGTGGCGCTGCCTGCCGTGACGAATTGGATCGATGCCACCGTGGCCGACTCTTCACCTTCCGTCGCCAGTTTTGTGCCAGCCGGGATAATGGCTCCAGCGGTCCCGGTAAGGGAAACGGTCCCAACGGACTTTACCGCCGCCCGACGAATTACACCGTGTTCGGCGGCGCGCATGGTCAGGTATTCACCGCCAGCCGTTTGCGCGAACCCCATTTCCAGCACATACTGTGCAAGCATGGCCACAAACACCAGTTCGATGGATACCGGCGCGATCGAGTCCCAAATATAACTTCCTTCGGACTTGTCCACGTCGGCCGGAACGCGGTCCAGCATCCTCTGCCGAATGATTTCTTCCGTGTTTTGCGCGCCGTCCAGATATAACGGAACCGTCACTTAAACAACCACCTTTCCGACAACGTCGCGCGAATCGCCGCGCACGTTCACAATGCGGCAAGTAAAGATCACTCCGTCGTCGATCCACTCAAACTTGAAATTATCTACATTCGCCGTCCGGTCGTCGGCCAGCAGGCATTCCTTGACCATGCGCCGGATTTCCGCTTCCGCAAATTCGCGGGAGTAACTTTTCCCGATTAGGGTATGCAGCTCGCTGCCATAGTTGTCGCTATAAATCAGATGTTTGTAGCGCGGAGTCGACAGCGCCTTTATGCACCACTCGACCCACGAATTTACTTCGTCCTGCTTATATTGCCG